TTATGTTATCTGGTTTCGGAAACGCACAAGTAAAAGGTGAAGGTGCTGGAGTATCATTCGATGATGCACAAGAAACTTTCACAGCTCGTTACTCACACGAGACCGTAGCTTTAGCGTTCGCAATCACAGAAGAAGCTATCGAAGATAACCTCTACGATAGACTTGCTGCTAGATATACGAAAGCTTTAGCGAGATCTATGAGCAATGCGAAGCAAGTAAAATCTGTTGAGCCTTTAATCAACGGTTTACCATCAACTGCAACTTTCAAGTCAGGCGATGGTGTTGCTTTATTCAGCACAGCTCACCCTACGATCAATGGAACATTCAAAAATACATTGACTACGCAGGCAGATCTTAACGAAACGTCATTAGAGCAGTCGATGATCGACATCGCTAAAATGACTGACGAAAGAGGTCTTAGAATCGCAGCGAGAGGGTTGAAAATGGTCATCCCTTCAGAGCTTCAGTTTACAGCTGAGAGATTGATGAAATCTCAAGGTAGAACTGGAACAGCTGACAACGATATCAATGCAATCGTATCTATGGG